TATCACCTCTGTTTTCATCAGCAGTTGTCTTGGTTTGGGTATATGTCAACTGCACACCCTTGGATTCAGCGTATTCCTGTGCTTCTGCCATCTCATCGATGCGTTCTCGCCAATCAGCACCCTGTTCAGCACAATACTGCTGAAAAGATTTTCCACCGTTTTGCAGATTAATTACATTTGCTTCTGCTTCTTTCTTGGGGTCAATCCACCCAAGACTAGGTGCTAACCAAACTGCACGATAATATTGCAGATCGTTGATATCAAATCCTGTGCCATCAAGCAATCCGGCTAGGTAGCAAACCTGTACGAAACGCTTATACAATGGTCGCAGGAAATACTCAATCAGTTCCTTACGCATCTGCTTATAAGTAATTTCATCAGCTAACAGATTCTGCCTTGCAGATGAGTAATTCACTCGTTCCACGTTCCGGCTAGTAGACTCCAAGGATAATCCTTGAGCAGCTGCAATCATCCGCTGTTGTAATGGCAGATAGTTGCCAACCTCGGCTGCCTGACCGGACGGAATCAACATCTTTGCGGTTTCGCCAGGATTCAAGTATTGTACCCTACCACCTTTAATCTGTTCGATGTTCGACTTACCGTTTTCCTGTGCTGCCATTCTGCCCATCGTACTAGCCGAATTGGTAGTTTCAACAAATACCGATGTGCAAGCTGCCGTTTTTTGCTGAAAAGCAACAGCATTAGCATAATCCCCCAAATCTTTAGTAGGCACAATCGTTGATGCCATTGGTGTGATTTCACGGAACTGCGATACCCTTGTCCTATCCCATAAAAACAATGCGTTCTCTGCCCTGATCCGCTTCGGCTCGGAAAGAATAATTCCGGCAGGATCTGTCTGTGTTATCCAATACGCAACAGGCAACCCCTCTGCCGTACATTCCACACCGTCCGTAATAATGTTTCCGTTGGGAATAGCCACATTTTCAGATGTCAGTTCATCCACTTCATGTAACTGTATCGTCAGCGGAATCATGCGGTTTCTATCAATAGGAAACGTAACCAGGATACCACCATCAACCTGTTTTCTTCTAGCAATCAACTTCAGTAGATCATCCAAGGATTGATGTTTTGTGTAATCACAATTTTCATAATGTGACCATTCTTCCCACAACTCTTCAATCCGCTGGTTGAATACCTCGTTATTGCTTCTCGCTTGCATATTAAATCCGGTCGCAACCACGTTGTTTTTAATGGCAACAATGATAGAATTGGTAATTGGATTATTCCGTTCCAAATCTCTTGCCCTTGCTCTTAAAGTCGCTCGGCTTGCATTGTTGATTCCCTCTGCCGGGCCATCCCACGGAAAACCACTATCTTTCCGTGTTGGGGATGCAGCTTCATAACCGAAATACCCCATGCGTTCTGCCTTGGATTTGGCAGCGGATTCCGGTGCAAAGATGCTTTTTACATCATCGACAAGGTTGCCTAAACGATAAAAGATATTTTTATCAGGACTTCTTTGTTTGCTCATAGTTAGTTAAACCCCCCAAACTTGTAGTAGACAGTATTAGCACCACCCTCACCATTGGCAGCAGCAATGGCATTATCAAGTTGTGACAAACGTGAATATAATTTATCTAGATTGGCGAATTTAACTCTGCCATCTCTGGTCTGAAACTCTTGTCCTGCTTCAAGTATATTTTTTATTGCCGTTTTAACTTGTTCTCTTTCTTCCTTTAATTCATCTATTGTCATGCCATCACCCCTCTGGATCAAAATAGCTGGGTATCATTTCGTCTTCCGTATTTTTCTTAATTACGGATTTTTCTTCCATCTTCTTGGTTTGCAAATTCTGTACGTTCATAACCATCGCTGCAAGATACGCATAAACCTCACAATCAAGGTAATGGTTGTCTTTTTTGCCAATCAGTTTCCATACTTCCTTGTCACCATCACGGACTTTCTGTTCTGCCGTTATCATGTTTGCATACTGCTCATCCGTATCGGCATCTACCATCCAACACCCATCTTCACCTAATTCTTTATTCATTCGGTAGAAGATAAGGTCTTTGAATTTATTTGTATCCACCTCATACAGAATCATGCTTCTATGCCAGCTTCGGTCTTTTACATTCGGTTGCAAGCTTGTACGCTTGTAATAACCGGATAACGATTGTGATGCACCTTTAACCGGAATCGCAACATCTATATCACCGTAAGCGTATTGGCAGAAATCATAGGTGTCCTCGGTTTTATAACCGGAGTCAACGGCATAGAGGACAATCTGCATCTTACGTTTGCCGTCTTCGCAAGGCCAATACTGATCCATGATCACACGCAAGTCATCCCATGTATTGGCACTTCCGTTGGCAATCTTCATACTGCTCATCCGTGGCAACCAGGCACGGACAACCCAATAAAAATATCCTTGCTGTCGGTCAACTCCGGCAGTAAGGATAAGCGTTTCATCCGGCACGATTCCGCTCGGTATCGTTGTTCGTTTGTCTAATACTGACTTTGCCTTAACTTCAGCAGTTTTACTCTTCCAAGGCTCACCCAACCAGGAATTCACGAAATTCATTAATTCCTTGGGATCATCCTTGGATTTAAGGAATTCCTTGGCAACTTCACCGAATGATACCCACGGAGAATATAACGTGTTTAATCTGTACCCAACGATTTTCGGCTGGTAATCAAGCTTTTCGTCAGAAACCCATTTGCCTTTGCGGAGCATCGGCAGTTTTTCTCTGTCATGAATATGATGATGGCAGTTCTCACATTCATAATATGTTTCACGGAACAGCCTTTGGTCATCCAGAACAGTAGGAAATTTTAAACTGTGGAATTTTAGAATCTGATAATGCCCACATTCCGGGCATGGCACATAGAATTGATAATGTGCTTCAGATTCTATGTATGACCGATATACATAACCCCATTCCGTTGTGGGAGTACTGCCTACAAGAATCTTTCTCCAAGGCCAGTTCTTGGTACGTTCCTTGATCAGCGAAACCGGATTTGCTTCTTTTCCTGTCCATGCAGGAAACTTGTCAACCTCATCCATGATTACTCTTGGAATAGGCCACGATGCAAGCTTGGCAGGACTATTTGCACCGGACAGACGGATAAACCCACCTGGATACCGTACTACAAGTGCTTTGCTCCGTTCAGCGGATTCAAATTTCTTTGCAATCGCAGGAGTGTTTTTTAACGCTTTCTGCAAACGGTCTACAGAAAAGTCCTTTGCCAAGTCCTCGTCCGGCATAACGTAAAAAATACGGCATGGAGAACGATCTATCGTATATCCACATATGTTTATGGCAGCTTCAGTAAAACCTAACTGTGTTGCTTTTAACACAGTTACTATCTGCGTTGTCTTGTCCGTAAAGGTATCCATAATATCACGCAGATATGGTGTATTGCTTGTGTTCCACAAACCAGCTGACGGAGATTCTTCTCTCGTCAGCATCCTGTTATTGTCTGCCCACTCGCTTACTGTTTCCGGTGGTGGGGGCAGGAACATCCGTCTTGCGTTTCGTATAACTTCGTTTAGGTTTAACACCCATTGGTTGCGGATGCTCGTTGTCATTGCCTGTTGCAAGTCGGTTGAGGCATTTTTGGACAATGTCATGTGCTACATCCTCACAATCATTCGCTATTTCTGGACTTACCGTATATACCCTCGTTTTGATATTGTCCGGTATGGTAAGCAGTTGCTGCCGGATATCAAGGAACAGATTTTCCAGCCTGTCCTTGACTTCCTCTTGTGGGATGAGTTCACCCATCATCCGTAGCGTTACCATCTCTTCCTGCTTGGCTTTTTCGCTGCGGTATTTGACTTCCGCTTTCAGCTTGCGTTCCGTGTCTGAAAGATCCTGTGCCTGTTGCTCTGCCTGTTCCCTACGCATGATAAGAATCTGCGTAAGATCTACCTTGTGGTCAACCTTTTCCAAACCATTGTTCTTCAGCCAAAGGTCAAGTCCTTTGACGGTTATTCCCACACTTACGGCAGCAACAGAAGCAGGACAGAGTATGTGCTTGTCTTTTGTGAGTTCTATATCTGCCATGTTTATCTCCTATCTGAAGCTGGTGGTGGAGTTTTTTACGTTCCACCACCATAGATAGGAGGTCGGTGACTTATGCAGCAAAAACTCACAAGGGGGATCAATCCTTTTGAAAAATCTGCATAAAAAAAAGACAGGTAGGTTTTTTGTCCTGTCTTCCACCAATATCATAATATCACATTTGTGGGTGCAATTAAATGCAATCTTAATCGGTTTTAGGAAAGTATAAGATTATATCTCCTTTATCTGTCCATATCGTTATTGTTTGTTTTCCATTCACAAAGTCCGGGCAGAACTGCCTATAATCATCAACTTTTATTTCTGGATATCTTTCTTTAAACATCTCAAATATTTCCTTGTTTGTCATTGCCTAC